CGGCAGCAGGTGGAAGGTTACTTAGCCCAAAAATGGGGTTTACAGTCTCTTCTACCGTCAACCCATCCGTATTTTACGTTGAATAATTTGTTAACACCGGCATTTGCGCCCACGGAAATTCCTACGTGTGCCCTGTGGCTGGATGCGAGCGATGCGACATCCATTACAGGAACAGGCGTCGCAACATGGAAGGATAAATCAGGTAATGGTTATAATGCGACCGGTGTGAATGCTCCAGTGTTTGTGAAAAGCACTGGCGGTGTTTCCTTTACAGCCGCATCGGCACAGTATTTTACTATGTCCGTTCCGTATTCCAAGACAAATACAATGTTTATGGTGGCGAGTCCTGTGCCATCAACTACATCAAATATGTACTATGTAGCCGCCTACAGCGGTGGTTATGTAGGAACTATGTTTCTGGGTGGATATAATAATGGTTATGCCGTATATTATATGGCAGAAAATACACCTGGATTTGCGAATTTTAGCACTACTCTTCCTACAAGTCCATTTCTGGCAAGTGCTGTTAAAACATCAGGTGTAAGTTATACTGGATATTATAATGGAGCACAAGTATTTACTGGAGCGGATGGAACAAGTGATACAGCGGCATATTGGCAATATATAGGAGCAGCAGCACCTGGAAACAATTATCTTACTGCCACCATCTACGAAGTTATTATTTACAATGTAGCTCTAACCGCAAATCAAATTCAAGCAGTGAATGCGTATTTAGGAGCAAAATGGAATATTGCGGAGGCGGGTCAAGGCAGTATTGCCCCCGTGGTGAATCCACTCGCCATCAGCGGCTGCCAGTTATGGCTAGACGCCGCCGACGCCACCACAATTGTACCGGTAGTCAGCACGTGGCGCGATAATTCAGGTCTCGGTAATAACATGTCACTCACTGCCGGCACCGTAACTTATGTTAGTAATTCAGGACCACCTTGTGTGAATTTTGCGAGCGGTGGAATCTTACAGACAACAAATTACATAAGTATCACATCAGGAGTTTCAGTTGTATTTGTAGTATGTCAAGCAACAGCTGTAACTGGCGGAAGTTTTGGATATTTAATTGCTTGTACTGATATTAATGGCGGTGATACATCTATACGTTTCTATCCAAGTGCATTATCTATTAGCAACAGTGATACCAACGATCTTGGATTGGGCGTAGGATATTATGTGAATGGAGTACTCAACAATTCAAATCCAGTATCCGTTCCAACAGGATATAATATTATTGGTACAACAATGAATAAAACGGCATCTACACGGTTTTCATTATCATCTTCATTCCCCAGCGGCAGTAGCCGTTACTTCGTTGGCAACATCCGTGAGGTTATCGTCTACACTGGACCACTTACAACCACCCAGCGCCTACAAGTGGAAAATTACTTGATGGCGAAATGGGGAACCGGTCGTAACTTTTGGATTGATGCCAGTGATGCCACGACGGTAACAAAGGGCACAACAATGGTACAATGGAACGATAAATCAGGTAATGGCTATAACTTGATACCAGGTAGTGGAATAACAACCTATGTACCCTATAGTACATATCCTTCTGTCAAACTTAATACAAGTTATATGTATGTTAATAAACCTGTAAATTTGACACAATACACTATGTTTATTGCTGTGCTCTCTCAAACGGCAGTAAATAATCAAACAGTATTCACAGGACGCCCCAATACATCAACAAGTTACAGCTCGCCGGACGGATTTGGATTTTATGTAGATTCCACCGCTCCAGATCTACGCTTTTATTATGCTAATAGTCCAATAACAAATTATACATCATCAGGATCTATATCACAGCCACCAGTCATCGCCGCATATACATGTACTAGTACAGGTGTAACATATTCGTGGGTGAATGGTGCGTCAGGTACATCATATACTGCGGGTGGACTTACACGTTCAAGTACAGCCCAAGGATTTTCAATCGGCGGTGAATGGCAAGGCAGTTCATACGGAAATTTAGTATCTGTATCGAATGTCTATGAAATAATCGTCTATAATACAGTTCTTACAAATACTCAGGTACAGCAAATACAAACGTATTTAGGAAATAAATGGGGTGTTACAGTATCAAATCCTACAGCAGGCATTACAAATCCCACCTTAATTCCAAGCTGTGTATTATGGTTAGACGCAGCAGATCCAACAACCATTATAACGGCAGTAACCCAAATGAACGACAAATCGGGCAATGGGTATAATATAACACAATCAACAGCCGTTTATCAACCTACATTGACCAACAACTACCTCGCCCTTGGTACATCTCTTAACTATTATATGAATATGCCTCAAGCCGCCATCAACAATACTACATCATGGACTCTGTTCCTTGTCTTCAATCCCTCGAGCTCTACAAACTGGATTATGGTCAAACAGTTTGACGGAAATAATACCTATAATGTTCTTTCTATGACGAATTATACATCAAGTGGAGGTGCACCTACAACAGGCACCACAGGTGTTCTCTATTTTCACGCATATAATGCTGGAACACTTTTTACGGGACCCGCCGCCCTCACAACATCTGTAAATCAACTGCTCACTCTCATATGTAACGGTACAAATATTTACTATTATATCAACGGTGTTTTAGCATTGATTACAAATGGATCCTTTGCGATTCAATCGCAAACGGGTGCCACGAATTTTACGTTAGGTGCGTGGATTAGTAGCGGATCCCTTGTTAATTCAGGTGTCACCAACTTCCAGCTTGGTGAACTAGACTTTTACAATTCGGCACTCCCAACAATACAAACCCAGCAGATTGAGGCGTCCCTCATGAACAAATGGAGCATTACAAATACGGTACAAACCGCAAACGGTTCGTTAATTGATACACCATTTCTGCCAACCGATATTACGGGATGTGTTTTATGGTTAGACGGTGCCGATACATCATCTATAACAATGACCGGCACTGCTGTAACAGCATGGGCAGATAAGTCAGGTACCAGTCATAGTGCAACAGCATTTAATAGCCCAACCTATTCGGCATCATCGTTAGGAGTTGTATTGAACGGTACAAATAATTACCTTACATCGTCTGTAACTGTACCCACAGCAACCCATTGTTTAATTGCTGTTTGTAATCCAACGACTATATCTGGAAATCTTACGGGAAATACAAGTTTATTCCGATTTCAAGTAACGAATTATGTTGTATTCCCTTATATGGATGGAACAACACCACGAGGTTATATTAGTAATCAAGATTCAACAACAACAGCATATAACTCATCAGTATTAGTAGAAAAAAGTGTTGCAAATACTATCAATGTAATTGCAGCAAATATTTCGGCAAGCTCGCAAACAATTTATAAGAACGGTGTTATACAAACAACCGGTGCTGCGGCATTAACCAATGTAACAAGTGATGCATTGACAATAGGATGCGTCTCAGGCTCAAGTCAGTTTTATTCAGGTACCCTCTACGAAATGATTGTGTATAATACGACGCTAACGACCGCTCAATTCCAAGCCGTTACAAACTACCTCCAACGTAAATGGAATACTGCGCTCACCGTCACAACCATTCCAACACCCGTGTACAATCGCCCCTTTCAACCGGTAGATATTACGGGTTGCCAGTTATGGTTGGATTCGGCAGATAACACAGCACTCGCATTAAGCGGTTCTAACGTAACAACTTGGTACGATAAATCAGGCAATGGTAATAACGGAACAGCAACAGGAACACCGGTACTAACAACAAATAGTATCAATGGACGTCAAAGTATATATTTAGCAGATGCTCCCTATTTTCTAGGTTCTGTATCGATTACAGGAACAATACTCACATGTTTTACTGTTGCTATAACAAACGTAACTATGCCAAATACTCGTGGACGTGACCAGCGTTTAGTGAGTTTAGAAAACGGAACAAATGTTGATTATGGACGAACAGATGGTACCATTGCTCTTTTTAATCAGAATACTACAAGCACTATAGCAACATATCGTGTATCAGGTCCTCTTGCGAATAATGCTATAACGACAGGAACCCCCTTTTTAGCCGTAAGTCAATATGATGGAACGAATGCATATTTATGGTATACCGGTGCTGCAGGTACTTTAGCATCAAGTGCATCGAGCGGAACATTTGCTATTACAAAGTATGGTATTGGCAATCAGGCAAATCCGACAACAGAATACTGGAACGGGTATATTGGAGAAGTAATTATTTATAATACTGCTCTTTCTACAAGCCAAAGACAACAGGTAGAAGCATATTTAGCGTGGAAATGGGGATTTGTTACCGGTACGCCTAGTCTTCCGTCCACCCATCCAGGTAAAACTCTACCATCCTTCAGTACCGTATTCAGCCCAAAAACTATTTCTGGACTACAAATGTGGTTAGATGGTACAGATCCAAATGCTACGGGTGTTCCGCCTGCCAATGGAACAACAGTGAGCACATGGTACGATAAATCTGGAAACGGATATAACGCAACGGTTGCGTCTGGTAAGATTGCTGGAACCTATTCAACGGCAAATAGTGCAATATATTGTACAGCGTCAAATACGGGTTACGTGACGTCCTACACAGCGGCTCCCTCTCTAGAAACAATGTTTGTTGTATTCAATAATCCAAGTCCGAGTGGCAATAACAATATGGTCATTGGTGGACCACAAGGTGCCAGATCGTTATCTGGAGGATATGCTGGAGGTGGTGCTGGTGTGGGCGCAGTTTCCTATTTGAATAACGAGGTGACATGGACAGGAATGGCATCTATGCCGGCTTCAACGTACACATCTGGAACAACAGTTATTATAACAGGTCAAGTGAATGGATTAACTACAAGCATATCCCAAAACGGCGGAACGATATATTCCAATACAACAGCATCTGCATTCACTGCTGGAACTACGACCTATTTAGGAACCGATTACTACAGTGCAAGTTATTACTATATTGGATATGAAATGGAAGTCATTTTCTATAATTCATTACTCACCTTATCCCAACGCCAGCAGGTAGAAGGATACTTAGCATGGAAATGGGGATTAGCGTCCTCATTGCCAACTACACATCCATTTAAGAAATTCGCACCTTAAAACTAATTTATAGTACTGATATACGATACAACATTAACATTGGGTACAGCATCGGCACTCATATAAATTATAAGCGTATTGCCGAGGAATCCGTATGACATACTAATTCCTCCAAAGTAGGAATCAAACTGGGTCACTTGTGCGCCAAGGTCAACTCCTAGAAGCCACGAGCAATAGTCGTACATATCACGCGTAACACCATCGGAGCAGGGAGATGGATGTAGCAATGGCATAGTGAGCAAGGTGTAGAGCGGAGGATAACCGAGTGATGCCCATGTTTGAAATGTAGGATTCAGAACTCCTATATTCGGATACAGAATGGCACTGAGTGTAGCAGTATCTGTAGTTTCTTGTTGAATCTTACCAACTTGCGAATTTTGAAGTTCCTGAATTGTATAGAGCGGACCGGTGGCACCAGTGGGTCCAGTGTCGCCTGTAGCACCAGAAGAACCTGTGGGTCCTGTGGCACCCGTATCACCAGAAGAACCCGTGGGTCCTGTGGCACCTGTATCACCAGAAGAACCTGTAGGTCCTGTGGCACCCGTAGTACCCGTGGTACCCGTGGGTCCTGTGGCACCCGTATCGCCTGTCATACCTGTAGGTCCTGTATCACCCGTGGCACCTGTGGCACCCGTATTACCCGTGGCACCCGTAGTACCCGTGGCACCCGTATCGCCCGTCATACCTGTGGGTCCTGTGGCACCCGTGGCACCTGTGGCACCCGTATCGCCTGTCATACCCGTGGGTCCTGTATCACCCGTGGCACCTGTATCACCCGTCATACCCGTGGGTCCTGTATCACCCGTGACACCCGTGGCACCCGTATCACCTGTCATACCCGTGGGTCCTGTGGCACCCGTATCGCCAGTCCATCCAGTAGGTCCCGTTTCACCACTAATACCCGTTGCCCCCGTTTCTCCCGTTGCTCCCGTTACCCCTGTTGCGCCTGTATCACCTGTCGGACCACTCATCTAATTACAAAGTCTAAATTTGTCACGCTCTAAACCGCCATCCGCTCTGCCCAAGCGGGGTAAATATCAACCGCCTTAGGAAATCCCACCCTATCCTGAATCCATAGCGCAGGCATCGTCACAAGCTTACCATTCCCACGACCCAAGTAAGCCCCCCACCACGAGAACGTACTATTTGCGCAGATGCCGCCAAGAGTACATCCCATCATCGCCGAAAGCGTCTCGTACTCATCGCCAGAGAACCAAATCCATCTATCCGCACGAATAGCAGGATGCCGTGAAGGCAGAACGGACTTACACCATGCCAAATCGTCGGAGCATACAACAACGTACGCCTCCTCAAAAAGCGACAAAGCCCGCTCGTAGTACGAAGAGAGTTCCACGTAGTGGTGATGATTGAACGGGTGGAGATAATCGCCACGACGGACGTGTAGAAAGACCGTGGGCACCCTCTCGCCCCAATCCCTAGCCATCACTCTAGCCAACCGAACGCCCCCGCTAGGAAAGTATCGCTCGGACTGGAATGCCCCACACAACTTAACATTGCCCGCCACGTGAGGCAGCTCATGGTAAGTCATTGCGTCCACGAAATCCTCGCGCATCTCGGTCCATTTCATCCCAACCAACGACTCCTCACCAATTGTTGGAATTTCAGGAAAGTAATCACATACTCGCTCCCCACCAGGCTGCGCAGAGTTCGCCTTCACCCATTCCTTTACGAAGACCGCCCGATGCCCGTGTCGTTCAGCGTAGCCGAGCATAGCAGCGATTTGAAATAGGCGATTACCGAGACCATCGCCAATAACACAGGTTACTACCCACCCGCTGCTCATTAAAATTATTTTTTCTCATACCCCTTAGATGGACCCAGTCCGTCAGGACGGCACACCCGGCTGCCGATTTTGTTTTGATCCAGCCTCTCCTACAGACCCCCTTATTACCCCTTGTAGGTGTACAGGTAGTATTAAATATATTCATCTCCAATGTTTGAAACAATGGAGAAGAACAACAGAGAATCCTGATTTTATTCGCCAGTGCCAACTATGTCTTGAACATTACAATATGCCACTAAAACATCCGTTAGAAAATATACCAAATATTGAACACGACCAAGTATGGTTTTTATTATCAAAGCCATATATTCCAATTGTTCTATCCAATTATATTTACATTATAATGAATCAAGACACAACAAAAGAAAAATTACTTAATGCGTTTGATTTAATAAAAATTTCGCCAGAAACATTCCCAAATATATTATTTTTTGGTATGTCCACCGGAATTTTTGCGTGTTATCTAACATATTACATAAATTTTTTGTACCACGTGAAAAATAAAAAGTTGTACGCAAAATATTGGTTATCGTTCAATCTGAATAACACCTGTCCTTTACCCTATGCTTCAGCAATATTACTATCGTATATTATGATATATTTACAAATATACCCATTTGGAATATTTTTTATTCTCATGCTTCCGAAATTTATGATTATTCATACCACAATTTTACATAGTATCAACATAGACGCAGAATTATAATCACCGCCCATACCAGAATGCTTAAAGAGGTCTTTCACAGTGAAAAGGTCCATGCGGCGTCTGGTATGCCTACTACTCACGATGTAGTTTCTATCAATAATGGAAAAGGGTATAAGTTACGTGAAATACTCAATAACCACGGTAACGTAAAAAATCGTACACGAAAAGTCCTAAGTCGCAAGGAAATCCGTCATATTATGAGCGGCAATTTCTTACCCGGTCTGTGGGATAATTGCTTACCCAACCGCGGAGTAGCCTCACGTAAAAAGTCACGGCGTAATTCCAGGAGATGATATTTGAATTGCTCTTCCTGGTCTTATTGATTTTTGGAATAGCCGTTGTGGCATATCGCGGCGCCATTCATGAGTTTCAGATTTTACAGAAGGATTACGTACCTGACGCAAATTGGAAGGAGATGATGAACGAACAATTACCAATCGTCATTCGTAGCCTACCGAAGCATTGGTTGGGCAACTGGGCATATAATAAAACGGCGAACAAGACGTGGGAACTTATAGTTGAGGATAGTGAGGGCAAGAAGTTCAAAACTCCGTGGAACGTATGGCTCCAGACGCCAAATAATACGACTCCTACGAGCCTTGCTAACATCGCCGACTCAATCAAACTTCGGAATAATTTTGAGCACTGGGCGGCGGAGGGTTTCCATCAATGGTACACCGTTCCTACCCAGACACCGACTCCGTATATTTATCAACAGAACGATGTTATGGGACTTCGTAAAGGCGTTGCCGATTTTACGGCGATTGTCTCGACCGATGGTACACCATTAGAGTTATGGATTGCCCATGAGGGTGCCATTCCTGCCAAAGACGCGGATGATATTATCGGTAAGGATCCCTGGATACAGACGACGAAAGAGATTCCGTGGATCGGTGATGTGAAGTATATTGAGATTAAGTTACGCCCAGGCAATACCATTCTCATTCCCCGCCATTGGTGGTACGCCGTACGCGCAGCAAAGGAACAGACGGAGCAGCCGTTGCCGACGTATGCGTGGTTTTGGCGGGGCGAGATTCACAGTCCGGTAAGTTGGCTGGCGAGCCGTATTCGCAAAGAGCCATGAGCCATGAGCCCCCTCCGTAACCCATAAAAAATGAAGATATCCACGAGGAATAACCGTTCCTGGTAGATATGAGCGACGCAGAGTCAGAGGGCTACGAGTCATCCTCCACCGCCGGTACGAATTCAACCGGTACTACAAGCAAGACGGCAAAACTTATGAATCTATTTGAAATGGAGTGCGATCTAGAGGAAATGACCGAGACGATTGAGTCGCTCGTCAATAATTTGAGCCATATTGATACACATATGAAAACGATTGAAAAACCCATCATAGAACTCGCCTTGGAACAATTCAGAGACCCCGCTTTTCTAGAATCGTCTCCGTTTCGCCATCAAACATTCGCTGTGAAGCCGCCCGGTTTGCCGAATATTGACCTCACCAAGCGTTATCCGTATAAGGATATCGTCAGCGCCGTAAAAAACTATATATTTGCTGAAAAATTGGTGAGCCCAGAGGGCGCCATCCGTGTCAACAAGCCACTCTCCTTATTGTTTGAAATCCCAGAAACCGAGACGACCTTCTTGAAACTGTTGGTTCGTCTTCGTAAAGTTCTTATTTAATCAATCTTGACGCCCTCTTCGGCAAGCATATCCTTCCATGCCTGGCTGGTTGTTGTTACATTATTGATGCGGCAGACACCGTTTTCGCATACAACATCGGCAATGACTTCACCGCTGAGTCCGGTCGCGGCACTAGTAGAAACAAGGGGCGGCATACACTTAGTACATTCATCATCGCAACCATTACACTTAGGTACAGCACTGAGATTCACTCCATCTTCATTATCCGCATCAGCGCCGCTATCAACATCTTCAGGTTGTAGTTCTTCATCTTCACCTTCGTATTCGCCTTCGTCTTCGCCTTCGTCTTCGCCTTCAGTCTCTTCATCAACTGCGTGATTGAGAACAATACGATTCAGATAGTTATTTTTGTATACAACATACCCGATGAGTAGAACTTGTCCGCCAATGAATGTCGTAGAGATGAGCACAACGGTAATATGTTCATTGAGCATTGACTGAAGAACTAGAACGACAAATTCTAGTGTTAGGTAAAGAATTTGAAAGAAGGTGTAAAGGGCGGCGGCACTCGCAATGGGTACGACACAGAGAACTGGTACATACTTACGTGGAAAAGCGGGATAGAGATAGAACAGGGCGAGAGAACCAAAGAGACCAGCATAGCCACCAATACCAAGAAGCCAAGTACTTAGTCCAACACTCGTCATCTTAACTAAGGAGTAATGCCCCTCCCTTACCTTCGCCAAACCACGCTCAATTTTGTTCGTCCCGAGGGAAAAAAATGACGTAAGCCTACACAACTGCTAAATTTCACAAAACGCATTCAACCCCGGCAAAATGAAATCGCAGAATAAAGTACCGGCAATGAACGCTGTATCAACTCCTCCTGATATCATAGTTCCCCGTCGTCGTTCCACGTCAGTGGATAGTGGATCGTTAGGCGCCCGCGGTAGCCAGCAAAAGGAAGAGGCGTTCCAAGTGATTACACGCCGCCGTTTTCCTAAGACGGAACCAATTTTACAACCAAATCCAAATCGTTTTGTAATCTTTCCTATTGCAAACCAGAAGGTATGGGAAATGTATAAGAAAGCGGAAGGTAGTTTCTGGACTGCGGAGGAGTTAGACCTCTCGAGAGACCGTAAGGATTGGGATAGTCTCAATAAGGACGAGCGTCATTTCATTAGTCACGTCTTGGCATTCTTTGCCGCCAGTGATGGTATCGTTAATGAGAACTTAGCGATGAACTTTATGAAGCAGGTACAGATTCCAGAGGCGCGCTGCTTCTATGGGTTTCAGATTGCTATGGAGAACATCCATTCAGAAGTATACAGCTTACTCATTGATACGTATATTAAGGACCAAACGGAGAAGACCCATTTGCTCAAGGCGATTGAGACCATTCCGTGCGTCAAGAAGAAGGCGGAATGGGCGATTCAATGGATGGAATCGGATGAAGCGGACTTTGCCTCGCGTCTGATGGCATTTGCGGCAGTAGAGGGTATCTTCTTTAGCGGAGCGTTCTGCTCTATCTTCTGGCTCAAGGAGCGTGGTCTCATGCCTGGACTCACCACATCCAACGAGTTTATCTCACGTGACGAGGGTATGCATACAGAGTTCGCCTGCCTACTATACAGCATGCTCCAGACAAAACTAAGCAAGACAAAGGCACATAAGATGATTCGTGAAGCGGTCAAGTGTGAGAAGGAGTTTATTACGGAGTCTCTCCCTTGCGGACTTATCGGCATGAATGCGAAGATGATGAGTCAGTATCTAGAATTTGTAGCCGATAGACTCCTCGTTCAACTGGGCTATCCGAAGATTTGGAATACGGCGAATCCGTTTCCGTTTATGGAGCGCATCTCCCTGGAGGGCAAGGATAACTTCTTTGAGAAGCGCGTCAGCAATTATTCCAAGGCGGGAGTCGGTAGAACGACGGAGCAGATGACCTTTGCGACGGACGCTGAATTTTAGTGACGAAGGCTCGCCGAGTTTTAACAAAAATCAACCCCCTGAGTATAGAATGGCAAACCGCACACGTAAGAATAACCACAAGAACAGCCGTAAGAATACCCGCAAGCAGCGCGGCGGCAAGAAGCTCAATGGCTACATGAAGTTCGCCCAGAAGACACGCCCTGAGATTCTCCGTGAAAACCCATCTCTCCGCAGCAACGTTGTAGCGGTTGCCCGTAAGATTGGCGAGAAGTGGCGTGCCCTCAGCCCCGCTGAAAAGGCGCGATATTAGACACCCTATAGTAGGAATGTCCGGTTTTTTAAACAGACTTACTAGCTTTTTTAACAAGGAATATCCGGTTGTTAGAAAAGCAACGACCATCACACGTCGCCGTATAGAGCCACTAAAAACCAACTCTACACGTCGTATTGGTAGACTCCCTCCACCTGTACGATTACGACTTACCGGTAGAGCATTTGTACCGAAAGCCGCCGAGGAGCAGCGTATAATATTAGCACGGGCGATTGCCTCTAATCAGGCGAATCGTCTCAATACCGCCCGTAAACAATCGGCGATGACGCCGAAGCGACGCCGCCGCTCATCTACACGTAGGGCAGTGTCCCGCTAAGCTATAGAGTGTGAGTAGCCGAAGCACAAACCCCTCCCACGTCTTCCACGATAACATACCGGTTCCTGAAATGCCGATGAGTTTTTCAAGAAACCGTTTGAGGGATTCCATTTTGATAACTAGATTAAACGATCCGTACGTTTCGGTTAACATCGCCTTAGGAAACGACGGTTTTCCTAGACGCTCATTGACCGCCTCGTGTAAGTCGTAAATATATCCGACAACCCAATCGTGTAACGTCGCTATAGGTATTTTGCGTAACCGAACAACGGGATGGGTCTTGAGCCACCCAGTTATATGCTTAGCACATTCGGGGCAAGGAACTATCTTGGGCAGCCCCTCAAATATAGAAATCCAGAGTTGCCGCTCATCCTCATTTTGCCCCGATTGCTCAGCAAATCCGTGTAAAATCGCCCACAGAGTTGGACCCCAATCATCAATAGAGGGCGCATCAATGGTGGGCTTCGCACAACGGGAACAAGGCATTTAACCGCCGCTAGATTTTATTTCGGCTTTTTTAGCGTGCGTCCTAGATAAGATGATACCGGCATGTCCGAAGTTGGTCGCCGACCAAATTGTAGATCTATCGAACAAATTTACCTATCAACATCTTCTATTCAAGTCTTCTTCTCCATCTATTGTTCGAAATCCAGCTAACGCAGACGAGTATCTTGTGCTCTCCCGTTGCCTCGGTCCGCCCTTATGGCGTAATCTCAATCAACTTATCACCCTAACCTGTGATTTTAACGTCAAGGAGACCAAATTAATAGACGACGGTTATGTCTCAGGACCTCATCCAAATGGTGGATATGAAGATATACGACTTTTTGTATACGAAAACCAACTTTATTACTTAGCCGTATATCTTAATAAATTAATGAGGGTCGTGGTCGTATCAGGAGTGTTTAATGGAACGAACTTTGATAGACAACATATACAACCCAAGTTCAAAACCGAATTTCGTGTAGAGAAGAATTGGTCATTTGTCAATTATAATTCTAAATTATGTGTAATTTACCGATGGTATCCGTTACAAATATGTGATATTAATTTTGAAACGCACGAACTCACTATACTAGAAGAGCGCAAAATGCCGAACGATTTTAATAGTATGTGTGGGTCATCGTGCGCCGTAGAATACAACGACCAACTCTGGTTTATTGTTCATTATCATAAAAACCGCCGGTATAGACACGCCTTTGTCGTTTTTGACAAACGCATGAATCTGATAAAATATTCAGAATGGTTTCAACTAGAGGCGGACCGAGAATTTGCCTACGGATTTATGATAGAGAACGACCGATTTATTATAGGTCATAGTGTCCAAAATTCGGCGACGAAACTTCGTATTTTCAGTGCCGAGTATATAAATACAGCACTAAAATATACTACACCAACAGAATGAAGATAGGATTTATTGGGCTAGGCAAAGTCGGCAAAGCCCTCTATGACGTATTTACCGAATATCATACAACATCGTTCTATGATATTAAGTTCCCTAACACTCGTATAGAAGATATACTCACCACCGATATTGTCGTCGTCGCCGTTCCTACACCCTTGACCCCTCAAAACGAATGTGATATAAGTATTGTAGAATCTGCTATTCACTCTCTCAGCACCCATAACTACCAAGGCGTCGTCTGTATCAAGAGTACGGTAATACCAGGCACCACGCTAGCTCTCGCCGAAAAATACAAACTCCGTATTGCCGTATGCCCAGAATTTTTAAAGGAACGGCAAGGCTATGCCGATATCAAGGCGGCGAATGTATGTATTATAGGAACGGAGGATTCCGCCGCCGCCGCTGCCATCGCCGCCATGTACCAACCACTCAATTGTAAGATATCCCAGGTTCACCCTACCGAAGCGGAACTCACAAAATACTTTCAAAATCTTTATAATACGCAGAAAATTTTATTCGCCAACGCATTTTACGAGATTTGTAAGCAAAAAAATGTAAATTATAATACAATTATCAAAAATTTAGAAGAGAGAAAATCGGTAGACACCGAATATTTACACTGTAATGAGCATCTGAGGGGTCCAGCGGGTGCTTGCTTACCGAAGGATACAATAGCATTTAATACATTTGTAGAGCAACTTCCGCTCAAACAGACACCGAATATTTTTGAGGCGATGGTGAAGGACATGAACATTTACCCCCAAACCGATAAAAATTGACGCGAGCAAAAATCTCTTCCGTCGGCAATCATTCCCCTCATTATGTCGTCTTCACCCCCTTGCCGTTTTAACTACAATGGTGTCCCCAAGTCTGCCGCGATCATGATTATTCTCCAGAAGAACGGTCATCCCGATGATAAGCTCGTCATTCGCCCCACGGATGGCAGCACCAACTTTACGGCTGTCTTTACTCAGAATACGATCGGCGTTCGTTCTGAACGTTCTCTCGTACATTCTGAGCTCTTCCCCTACATTGAGCGTTTCCTAGAATCGCTTGACTATGATAGTGCCTCGTGTGACTTCGTCCAGATTGACGTCCCTGGTTACACGTCGGTGATGATCAAGTCATCGAATGTTCGTTTCTACATGGATACATTCTATGCCCAGGTCCGCTCTCTATTCAACTCGTGGCCAACGGAAGTAACTGGATCCATTCGCACTGAGCCAACTTACGCGTCATACAGCTACTCTACTCAGACCGATAAGCGCAGCCCCAGCCCACGTGTAACCCGTTCTATGGCACAGCAGCGTACGGCTTTCTAAACCCCACAAATATCTAAAACGAAAAAATTGACAGATTCTTTTTGATTGTAGGTCATAATTAGCCTCTGCCTTCCTTCGTCCCTTCCTTTGCCCCTCCTTCCTCCAAACTCTTTCTGTATCCTACTTCTTTCTTTCCTTCATACATATCAAGCAACCATGCCTCGTTCTAAGAAGGGTCGTGTTTCCGGTACCGAGCGCCAAGCAATTAATAGTAAGCGTGCGGTGGCAGCTATCAATGGCACCTCAGAGGGTGTCATATTTGCGCGCGTGACCAAGATGCTGGGTCAAGGTCATATTTCTGTTGCAATTCCCTACAAGCACGGCATCAAGGAGTTGAATGCCCGTATTCCAAATATTCTGGGTCGCCGTGGTGCGACTCCTATCACCGTAAAGGATGTCGTCGCAATCTTCGTCGGCGAGGACTACGATCCCGATGCGTCCGCAGTCGCAGGCGAGCACTTTGACGTTGTTGCCATCCTCACATCCAAGCAGGCGGGTAAACTACGGCAGGAGGGTGCCATCCCTGATTGGATGACGAACGACGGTGGCGGCGTTGCTGGCGGTCCCAGTGGTGCCAACGATGGCGGCTTTGAGTTCGGCTACGACGACGAAGAAGAGAAGAAGAGCGGTGATGACGAAAAGGAGTCCAGCGACGAAGAACTCCGTGCCAAACTGGGCGCAAATCGTCTCGCGCACCGTGAGCCAGTCGCCGACAGCGAGCTTAATATTGATGATATTTAATCCCCAATCTAAACACCAACTACCAGTCTATTGTTAGGTCGTTACGCTTAGAAACCCAAAAAATCAAAAACAAAATAAAAATATTTTTGATTTTACGGGGGCTTTACCGCTTCATTCGGCGGTATACATTTTAACGACGCTTACGTGTCTTGCGTGTCTTACGCGTCTTATTTTTATTCATTCGTATCGGTTTTTTAAACACAATAAATCTGTTATAATCTTCTTGTAATGGTGAGGCGACTATATATGGCATCTCCTCTCTACGAACTACCGACGATTCCCACGGATGTTTGGCGAACAGTCCCTTAAGAACCGATTTGAAATTGTCTAATGCTTTCTGAGCACTGATACCCCGTCTAAGTCCAAAATCATCATCCAAAGGGATAACAATTGTGCCACCAGGTTTGAGAATCTTCCAACCATCATCAAATAGATTGTAGAAGACTGAGTCATGATAAAATAAGTTGGATACTCCTGAGAATGGAACATAAATCGGGCAGTGCTGCGTCCAAATCATCGTTTTAGACTCAGGACCGTAATCACTCCATTTACGGTTTGAAGTGTACGGATCTACAAAATCCATGGCAAATCGCACAGGAGTATCAAAGCGTGGTGGATAAAAAAGGAAAAGTGGTCCATCCTCCTCGCTATGGCACGCCACCAAAATATCCATCCCTACTTGATAAAAACAAAATTGAAGGCTCCGCATTTTCTTTAAGCCGAAAGCACCATGCCGCTCTCTAAGAACTTATACGAGGTCCAAGACCTCGCCGCCTCCCTCCTCCTGTCCCTAGAAGAATGTAATGTTCCTCTAGCCTTGACCATTCTCAATGAACTTCTTCTGAGTCTAGAAACCGAGCTTGCTCATAAAGTTCTTGGCTTTGCCTGGCTGTTAGCACAACCGGACAAAGACCTTACTCCGCAGCGGTTTACGGCTTGGCGTTCTCACCGTTACGATGTTCTCCTTGCCTCCTTTACTCCAGCTCCACTCATACGCCCGCCCTATACGTTAGTCGGCGACTACCCGCCACCCCCAACGGGCAGCTATGCGCCGCCAAGAGAATGGCACGCCAAGCCGGCGGGCTGGACCGATGCCGAGTGTGGAGCATTTTATCAGCACATTCAACACGCACTACAGAATAAGCAGTGTTGGCGCGCGTATCTGCTTACTCGTCCTCTTCTTGCGCATCCAAGTGCCTTTTGGAGTTTTCTACAGGCGATGGGCACCCCGCTAGAGCTCCTCAAGTTTGCCCAGCACCCGCATCTCCACGGGCAAATCCTTGAACACGCAATGTATATTCTAGCATATCCGCCGCCGCCGATGGAAATTATCCTACAGGAGCCGGTCCCTTCAGGACGAGTCATTTATATCCATCCAGAAGCACGCAACCGCTGGAATGTTCCGCCGACCGCTCCAACAAAACTCATTGGACAGCCGAATTTCATCTTTGAAGAGAGCACTTACTGGAACCAAGAGCGTGACCGATATCAAATTGACCTGGACACAAAGGGACATATTCGGTGCGAATCGGAGCAACTCTATCAGGATTTCTTCCAACACAACTTTCCGCTTGATATTCCAGACGAATGGCTGGTAGCGGAGCGAGAGAAGAGCCATCCACACGCCCAGAATTACCAGCCTGAGGTAAATCCGTGGGCACCAGTCTTTCACGAACTAATTATGCCGGTCCCCGTGGTCATTTCGCGCTAAAAAATAGTACTTTTCAAATTCAAGGATAGATTGTAAAAAGTTCGCTTCAGGAAAGAAGGCGACTTCACGCTGAGAACGGATGTAAGGTATTATATCCGATGTGCGATGACCTGATAATGCGATGATTGACATTGCCATAACAGCAGCGGACCGTTGCATGCCTGCGTAACAATGGATCAATATGACCGAACCGTTTTTATATTCATTGATGACTTTGTAGACGATTTCAGGCGACCAGTCCGCCATATTTTTGATTTCCGCCGGTTGTAAATTATCATCCACCGGCACACGATACTTGCGCTTAATTAGCGGTGAAAATGGTAAGTCCTTGGTACAGTTGAACACCGTGGTGATACCGGCACCCGTCAAAAAATCAGGGTCGGTGGAGGATCGTTTATTACCGAGCCACAACCGGGGCAAAATAAGGTCTGCGTGCTGATATGACTTCATGTCCATCCCTCCTAGTCGTCTCAAAGATTTACGGTGAGTGGCGGTTCCTCGTTCAATTCAAGAACATTCTCTGTGTATATAGCGGCGTCGATAAGAACGTTGAGCGCGTATGTACGTGCGAGGGAGGTTTCATTCGGCGGACGTGGATGACGCGTTCTACGCATTGTATCATACATAAATATACGAGTCTCATCATATAATTTTCGGAAATCGTCAATCATATCTTCATAAAATTTATAATCGTTATGGAGTATATTAATATTAGTATAAATCCATATAGCCATTACAATAGAATCCCATCTATTTTGTAGTATATCGGTCAGTTTCCGTTCAATAATCATACTGCGCATACGTGCCGATATATGCATATCTTGTTCTTCTATGATTTCATCAATGGTTTCTCCATAGATATCCTGGGTTGTTGGGTCGTCCTTGAGTTTGAAGAGTTCGGCGGCGGCGTGGACACCGAGTTCTTTTTCACAAAATTTCGCAAAGACCGAAATAACATAATTACAATTGTAATAGTTGAGAAACATCGGCGGCGGAATACGATGAATTCTTGCCAGGTTACAAATCATTTGCTGAGTGATGGACATTAGTTGCGGCTTCGTCCATTCCAAATTTGTGTAAGGATTCTTAGGTGGCTTTGGTGATGCAATTCCATACGCACAATATCGCAGCGACGATAAAATCATTTTAAGTATTGTATTTGTGTGAAATAGATATTTGGCACGAGTCTTGAAATCGTATACGGCGACGGTCATATTTGCGGGAATCGCTGTAGTCGTATGAAGGTCGTCCTCGCCGACTACCCGTTGGTCCATTTTTTTTAGAAGTCGCCGCTGAACATACTTTAGAATAGCCATACGTAGAGCAATATTCAAACATATAAGTTTATCTAGATGCGTTGATATAGCCTGATTATAGAAGAATGGATTTGAATGCTTGAGCGTACTTGGCATACCAGATTCGACGAGTTTAGGACCGGTCCACATATCGCTAATAAGAGTATACCATTCAGTACGTTTACGATATATAGCCGTAATCGTATTATAAAGCCAGGGACTATAATCTTCCTTTCGGCAGTACAGAAGCGAAATACACCCTGGAACAGGAGCCTTAGGCTTACCAGCCAGACCATCAATCCATTGTTTCATAATGTATTTAGGAACAGGACAATGAATAGTAGACGTCTGTTTCTTCTTTTCATAATGCCGCTTCTTTTGGAATTTTGATCTCTTAGACGGTTTTTTCTTCAGCGACTTCGTTATTATAGCAGCCTTGAAGAGTTCCTCCATTTACGTTACTATTTCTTGGTAAAAAATACTACGACCAATAACGAAATTCAATTTTTGTCAGTTTCTAGAATCCATCGCAAAGCATAGTTGACCATCAGCCCTTTTACAACGTTACCGTCCATATCATAGAGCTCGGAGAATTGCGTCCCTTCACACGCCCAATAGACGACTCCTTCAATCCGAATGGGTAGACGACGAGGTAGTCCAATCAGCGACACAGAATCGTAGGGCAAGAGCCCATCGGGCAGCCGTTCCTCTTCACGACCATCAAACCCTCTATGTTTGAAACAACAGGCGCCTTCAAAGGCGGTTCCGCCGCAGCGAAGCCACATTCCACCGGAACGTCGTACTGTCATACGGCATGTCAGCCCCACCCACCAGGGCTCCTGTCCATCTGTAGAAATTCGGGTGGTGACACCGCGTGTAGGAATGACTTTTCGTAAATCGTTGTATGGAATTTTTGTTATCTGCGACACATCTCGTAGGAAAGTGGCATCCATGCGCCATAGGACCTCTTGTAGGTTTTCCCACAGTCCAGTAGGAATTCGTTGAACGACCTCCATTGGTTGTTACTTATCACCGTAGTGCGGATAGACACATTCAAATTTTTCGCCTGCGTAGTAAATGGCAAAGCCCGGTTCTAAAGATTCGTGGGGACCAAAAGTATGGCGGGTACTACATAATTTGGCGTGGTTAAGTGATAGAACGGATCTACCATTTTTATGGAAGAAGTTGTTGAAAACACTCTCGGATGTCATGCCGTGTCCCATATGCCGTGGACATTTGGCAGAGTATCTCAAACACCGAGCGTTATTCACAAATAAGAATTTACACTTGGTAAAGGGTCCAGAGATTAAGGAACGAATGATCTATAATATTTGGGCATTACATAATGCTGTCAATGAGCGGAATGGCAAGCCTGAATTTCCTCTGGAATTACTCAACGCACTCTATGTAGATAAAGTTCGTTCAGATATAATTAGCGAAACGGGTCGTATTTTACGAGATATTCATGCGGAATGGGAGCCGATTGTGTTACAACAGATTACCGGTGCCGCTTTCCGTGAATGGCGTAATGATACATCACTTATTATAGGACTAGTATCAGGCGGACCCAACTAGGCGGCACAAACAACGGGCACTGTCTCCTCGCCGGGTGGTGCCATAGAATTGACGACCTGTAATATATCTGGTACCATACCAACACGTGCCGCACCTCCGCACGCATTGAGGATATTCCAGAAACCGATAGATAATCCTGCGCCGATGAGAACACCGAGTGATCCACCGAGGTAGGATTCGCAACCGCTGAATCCACGCATTAATAAAAGTAGGAAAAAGACAACGCCGATAATGATGGTTGTTAGGGTAAAGGCTTGACGAATATCCGCCTTCTCCTGACTCGCTCCTTTCGCAACCGGCATCATGGCGAGCATCACTGAATTATAGATGATGAAGGTGGCAAAGAAGACAGCGGAAGCGAGCCACGCACTCGGTGCTATGATCGTTGTTTCACCGGCACCCACCTTGCCGGTTGATAGAATCTGGCAGGCGCCGTTTTCGGGTACTACAATCTGATTCCACGTCGGCCATACAAATACGAGCCCTTGTTGTACAGCGCTAACGATTAAACCATTGAGAATCAAGCCCATAGAGACCCATACGAGTGGTAGGTAGCCGGTAATAGAGCCGAGTACAAATGAACCGGTAAAGAGTACATTCGGGAGGTCATGATATAAACCGAGTAAAAATTGGCGTAATCGCACTACACTCATCCTCCTTGTTCTCTATTTCTATTTTCCTGCTGCCTGAATCTGTTGTAATTGTTCCATAGTAATACCGAGTATTGTAAGTGATTGATTCTGTGCCTGTCCGTCCATTAGCCCAGTATTCGGGTCGGCATTATTTGCGTAAAACGTCGCAAATTCGTCAAGTTTATCGGGCGATATGGGTATACCGACTCGTTGGCTACCGCGCTCAATCGTAGCACGTAGAGACTGTAGCGAAGTCGCCTCTTTCTGGTTCATTGGCTTGACACAAGTGGGCGCCGGCTTCTTCAACGCCTTTTCGCAGACGTAGATCGGTTTGCCGTCGGCGGCACGATTACGGATGAGTGGGAAGGCGAGGATGTTGGTGAGGCGGCGGTCGGAGATATACGCCAAGAATCCGACTAAGAAGATACCGACCAACGCACCTGCTACGAGTCCGACAATCAAACTAATCGCATTCTCACATGAGAACATCAACCGATAGACCGAGCACATCAAGACGACCAGAACGAGAATGACGATACCGTAGGTCGTGGACGCCTGACGACGTGGAGAATACGATATTTCCTTATGATAAATAATAGGCAGTGCTCCGACATACGCCGATAAGAAGCCCAAGAATAGGGAGTAATAACTTGGAACGCCGTTGTGGTCCAGGTCGCTAAACGATTTAGTATTACTTAGTTGTAGAATACGTTCAAATGATACACCGGGAAAATGACCAGAGCACCGACGGTCCGATTCATTATTGACAATCGCTGCGTCACCAATAAAGCTAGATAAGAATTTTTGAAGCATAGGGGTAATCACATTGAGGGCTAATATACTACCTGTTAGAGCTCCCAGGGGTGGTGATTGAAATAGAATAGTAAATAAGAAAGCGGCAGCCGAGATTGTATCGGGAAATGTTTGTAGATTGTACTTAAACCCATCGGCACCAAATTTAAATAAGGCTGTCACAGCGTCAAGCGTCTTTTTTTCAGGAACAGCCATGGGAATCCCCTCCTTCTATAAGCACATAATACAAACTATTGCGGGCGTCACCACCCCTGCCGCCCCAGCACCACCGGAGTTTTTTGGGTTGGATCTTAACTGTGCGATTTACTACTGTGTACGAAAGGTACAGAAGAAAACGCCGTATACTCCACAAATTAAGGCAAAATGGGAAGCGGACCTTATCGTTGAGGTAATTGCCTATATCAAGCAAATGACCCAAATCGTCAACCCCACGCAAACTCTATATATTGCGGTGGACGGAGTAGCACCGATGGCGAAGATTAAGCAGCAGCGTCTACGTCGGTTTCGGTCCGCAGTTCAGGCGGAAGAGGAAGCGAAGATTCGTGCGGAAGCACGTGGTGTTAAATATGAAGCGCAGCCACGGTGGGATACAAATGCTATTACACCAGGCACACAGTTTATGAAGAACCTATCGTTCGCTCTACGTCAGTTCGGCAAAACTCACACAAATCCCGTCACAGTGGTCACTCCAGCGGACGAGCCAGGCGAGGGAGAGCAGAAGATTATGGAGTACATCCGCAAACACCAGCCAAAAACCGCTGTAATTTACGGTTTAGACGCCGACTTAATCGTACTTTCTCTATGGGCAAACGCCACCCTCGGTACCACCCTGAGCCTTTTCCGCGAAGAGATGGAGTTTAACGGGTCGGTAAAAACGGACGCTCTAGGCGACGAGAAGTTTCTGTATCTCCTTACCGACCAACTTGCCGATGCCCTATACGATAAGTATCAAAAGTCCAAATCTCAGCCAAAACCAGAGTTCTTAAGAGATTTTGTAGGACTCATGAGCCTCTTGGGCAACGACTTTGTACCCCACGGCATGGTACTTAAGATTAAGGATGATGGCATTGAAGCACTCCTTCGTATGTACCGTGACCATCTTGTAACTCCGTTTGTTCAACAAACTACCCCAGCCACCCCAGCCACCCCAGCCCACTGGCAGTATAATCAAGCCACCCTTACAGACCTTTTCCAACGGGTGGCGAAGACCGAGGAGCAACAGATTCTCAGGTCGACGTCGAAGAAACTCAATGCTCGCCCAGGTATGACGGCGTCAAAGGAGTCAGAGGACCAGGCAATGGCACGTTATAACGATCAGCCCATCACATGGGCGGCGGAAAAGGTCTTTGCTACGCAGATTCAACTTGAGGACAAAGAGAAGCCCTCGTGGATTCTAAAATCAGACTGGCGCCAAATCTATGATGAGCATGCTCTAATGGGTGCCGACCCCCAGAAAGCCACACAACAGTATCTCAATTCACTCGCTTGGACCCTCGCCTACTATTCAGGCGCGCCCTTTGACCTCCATTGGTACTATCCGTGGTACTTGCCTCCGCGCACTGAAACGGTCGCCGCATACCTCAGCACTACTCCACCACCATTGTTAGAAACCCCAGCCACGCCAAGGACTCCATTGAAGCCAGAGGAGCAATTGGCGATGGTGTTGCCGCAGAGGTCGTTTCACCTGCTGCCGAAAGAGTTCCAAGCCTTGCCAACACTGTATCCGCACGCTTTTCCTATCCAATGGACTCTATTCTCATTGGGTAGAAAGATTCTGTGGGAGTGCGAGCCGCTCATTCCGCTCATTCAGCCGACGCAGATTACGTCATGGATTGAAATGACCTTGGATGCTTAACGACGAATTCTGTATTTTCGTGTTTTACGCTGTTTTGAACGACGTAAACGACGACGTGTATTTGGAGAAGGAGAAGGAGAAGGAGAAGGATGTTTCGGACGGCGAGGACGTTTCGGTGATGAACTATTAGGAATATTAAGGTTACGCCTGCGAACTATTCCTGATGCCGCTTCAGATACATTTGGTATTACCAATGGTAATAATTCTCCAAATCCTTGATAAAATCCATCTATTTGTGTATCAAATGGAAAATTATACGTTTGTTTATTTATAGATTGTCTACCTTTTGATAATATTGCATTGTGTTCTTTTTTCCAAGAAAAATTGTTGGATAGACTTGCTAAAATTTGTTTGAAGGCAGCCGATTTTAATCTACTACGACGGTCAGCAACTGCTTGGCATTGTCGTATATATTTGCCGATACGTGCTAATTTTGCCCATGTCTCTTCAATATTTACATACTTATTAAATAAATCACAAATCTGCTGTACTTTCTTTAAAATATTTTGTTTCTGTATATCTTTCCAATGTTTTTCTTTATTACCATCCATTTGAATTTTATTGATAGCAACTTTTAGTGTTGATTGTCCATCTTTTGTTAGACCATCTTTACGTTTGCTATTTATTATATTTTCTAGAAATAAATCAATTTCTTCTGGAACTGTACGGGCTCCGCCACCTCTTGGTATGCTAATAAATCGTGCTTGACTTTTTGTGTAATTACAATTCCAACAGGATACATCTCCTAAATGACTCATAATTTCCACCTCTGCTTCTGAATATTTATTACCTGAGCAAATAATACGAAAATAAAGGGCAACAAGATTTACTGGAATGGTATGCTCATAGGACCATTTTAATCCGACTTCATTCGGCGGTTGTCTCTCTCTCAACGTAAATCCGCATAAACTACAAATAGAATAACCATTTACATTTTCAGCGTTTATTCCATGAATTTTCTTTGCCTGTGATGGAGCAGGATTGTGCTCTATGCGTATTTTTGTCGTTTCTTTTAATGTCTTCCGTGCACATGTTGCTTGAGTATTTTGTGACTCAGTGAATTCAGCGAATTTAGCAGAGCCTGAGTTAGAATTTAAATGATATGTAGGTATTACACAAGGTACACGACGCCGTTTCGTAATAGTAGTAATTTGCTCTATCAAGCGTGTTGGAGGTATAATTACTCGTGTTGATCTAGGACGAGTAGTAGCAGCAGGAGCAGTAGCAGGAGCAGTAGCAGGAGCAGGAGCAGTAGCAGGAGCAGTAGCAGGAGCAGTAGCAAGTTCAGTTTGTCTTTCTAAGGCTGCCACTGCTTCTGCTAATAAATGAAGTACACCTGTAGCACTACAATTAGATAAAACACTACTTGATTCACTCGCCTCTGATGTAACTGAATCGTCTAACGATCCGTAAATTGATGCCGCTTTTACATCTTCTGTAATTTCATCGGCAAAACGATTTATTAAATTTTCAACGAGCGATTTTCCATCGTTTGAGGCTTCGTCACCTTCACTGATATCATATAAATAACCCAGAACCGTATCATCTCCAATTTGTATATCTTGGGATAATCCTAACAAATATGCTTCGGTACAAAGATTATAATCATCATATTGTGAAGGTCCAATCTCGTCTTCTGAAAATTTTAATTCGTACTCATCGTCCTTTTGTATACCAACTATTTCACTAATTTCAGCAGCAGTTTCTCCTCGGTTTCGTTGTCTATTATTTTTTAATGCCATTGCCATTGCTGCTATTGCTGCTCGTCTTGTTTCTTCTTTTATACGTTGCTCTGAGTTAGTAATCCTAGATCGTTCTGAACTACTGGGATGAGAATGAGTCTGTGATGCTGACCAACTTGATATATTTGTCAAACCTGTAGGTGATTCTGCGTTGTGTTGCCTAAGTCTTAGAATAGCGAATTCTCTATTAAAACCGCCGGCTCCACCCATCGGTATACGATGGCGCATTAATTCAGCCATTAGGGCTTCATCGCTCATAGAATTATACATGTCCCAGCCTGAAGACGAAGACATCCCTATTTCCGTCTACGAAAAAAATGAGCACCCATAACACCCAAAACAATCCGCCAAAAATGTCCGCATACGAACTGGAATACATTGGCGCGTCCTGGTGTGCCCCCTGTAAAGTGGTAAAACCGAAGGTCTTAGAGCAGGCGGCAAAGTACGCCATTCCCATCAAAACATACGATATTGACGAGGATGTGGAGAAGATTGACGTAGACGCCGTGAAGAAACTACCGACGCTTCGGGTGCTACAAGACGGCAACGTCATCGCAGAGTTTATTACTCAGCACAACGCCCAACTGGAAGAGTTCCTATCAAAAACCATAAAGCCGTCAACAACCGATACGGACTTTTAGCAAAATCTCCAATCCCGCGGTTAACCATCAAGAAAACCTTCAGCCCCCTAAGTAATGGGCGCCGCTCAATCAACAGTTGACCCACGGCATATTCGTATATGGCAGAATCTGAGCTCTCTAGATTCGGTCCCAGCCCGGATACAGATGATTGAGACATTGTTTGAAGGACAGGAGTATGTAAATACGGCAAAGCGTATGGGACTCTACGGAGCCTTGCTCGGCTGGATTGCGGCTCAACGTCGTGGCGAATTCTATCCTTGGCCTTATCCGCAACCTCAACAAACACAAGCCCCGCCGCCCCTAAGACAAATTTCCACACAGCCACAACACGCAACACCGGTTATGCGTATTCATGACTCCCCGCCCAACACAACTACATTAGCAAAAGCCCCTCCACCTAGAAGAGCGATGGACTACTTACACGAAGCGTATCAACTCCTTGGCATAGATGACTCCAAACCTCTCACCCATGAACTTCTTAAGTCGGCATATAAGCGTGCGGCAGTGAAGACTCACCCTGATAAAGGTGGATCGCCTGAACTGTTTGACGCAGTGACCCGTGCCTTCCTCTATATTCAAGAAATCTTGGAGAAACTCATACCAAAGACCGGTAAGGACGGTAAGGATGTACGTTTTTCAGTCTCGGTGACTCCTGAGGAGGCGATGCGCGCTCGTGGTATCAATCCGACCGCAGCGGCGGATAAGAATGCTATGAAGTTGGAAGACGCACCACCGGTCGCCCTCAACCCGAAGAAACTTGATATGAATGTCTTCAATAAACTGTTTGAAGAGAATAAGCTACCGGATCCTGATAAGGATGATGGATATGGTGATTGGCTGAAGGATCAGGATAACAGCCGTGGAACCCAGGCGGCGATGAAGGGTAAGTACAATGCGGATGTATTCAATCGTACATTTGAGGAGGAGGCGAAGAGGGCGGCAGCGACACCGCAAAACCAATTATCGAAGTACCGACCTCCATCAGAAATGATACTGGCTCCTGGATTTGGTACGGAGTTGGGCGCAGGGCGACCCGAACAGTACACAAAATCTACAACGGCAATTACGGGCGCAGCGGGTGGTATTGGATACACTGACCTCAAGTACGCCTATAGCGAGGGGTCTACATTTAGTCAGGATATTGCGGGTGTAAGCCTAGATGGACGTCCGAAGACGATGGCGGAGGCGGAGCGGGCGTATAAGTCGGCACCTCCTTCTATGTCTGAGGAGGAAACCCGTGCGGTATCTATGTTTACGCAAGCACGAGAAGCGGCAGAGGTACAGAGACAGCAACGGCTGGCGGCGAGAGATGTGGACCATTCGGCAGCACATGCCCGTTTGAAACAGCGTTTAATGATTGCGGAGCGATAAATTGGACCCATGTAGAATGCCGCCACCAAAACCCGCAGCAAAACCAAAACCAGAAGCAAAACCAAAACCAGAAGCAAAACCAAAACCAAAACCTGCGGCAAAACCAAAACCAGAAGCAAAATCCGCAGTAAAACCAAATCCCGTAGCAAAACCCGTAGTAAAACCAAAACCCGCAGTAAAACCCTTAGCAAAACCCGCAAATAAAGCTGTAGCAGCACCTGCTCCAGCTCCAGAACAAGTATCTATCCCAGAGCCCCCTCCAAATGAACCTTTGCCGGCGATTAAGGTAACGGTTGAAGTACCATCCGAATCGGTTAGTAATAATGTTATCGCATCCGCAATTCTAGAACTTTTAAAATCTGGTAATACGAATCCATCGCAGGCAGATATTACAGATATAATTAAGACAATTACAAATAAAAACTAAATTATAAATAAGATGGTAAAGTTTGATGCTGCTATATTTTTTGACAACGATCAAGGATACCTTGACGATGTCAAAGCAAAGTGTCCCAATATAACACTTGTAAAGGTAAATGATACAGAATCAACTGTGAAATACTCGTATAAAACTAATTTTTATACAAAAAATAACATGACTTTTTCCCACAAAGTTCTTACACCTGGTCCATTAAAAAATTTAATGGATTCGTTGTACGAAGAATATAATGAACATTCAAACATTAAGCTAAACAATGGATATGTATCATATTTAAAACACTTTAAAATTATACCAAAATATCATCCCGAATCTGGTATACAACAAGATGATATTGATAAGTATTATGAATGGAAGAGAACAACTACCGGTAATCGTATTTTATTATTAGACTGGGACCAGACCCTAAGTCAGTTTGATGGTATTGAGTTTCCAGGACAAAGCACTTTACAAATGTTTTTTAAAAATGCTCCGAGACAGAATCTATTACATAATCTTTTCATAAAACCGAAAGATATTGCGATTTTTTATCTTGGCGGGCAAGAACGGTATACCATGATAACCGAATGGCTAAAGGAGGTTGCTCAAAGTGGGGTTCATATTGCGGTCTTGACAAACAACGGGGGCGCAAGAGATATTCTTTTCCAACAAGTTATTGATGAGATTATACCAAACGGATCGTACGAAATTATTGCATCTAGATTTCCACCAAGCAACGGAGATAAGGGGAAAGCATTATTCATGGATACACGTTTCTCCAGTTTCTGCCCAAAAACAGGTGGTCGCCGAAGACGGACCCGTAAAGGGGTAAAAACAGAATACCGTAAATCTCGTAAACATCGTAGATAAATAAATATTTATAGAGTAGAATGAACGCTAGTGCTTATTTTAAACGCCGTGCGGCTATGTCACATCACTTCCGTGACCATTATGGCGGATCTCGTCCGTTTGGACACCAAGAGGTTGCGGCACAAAACCATCTTTTAGAGGAGCAGGTAAAGTCTGAGGCACGAATCGCAGCAGAGAATGCAAAGGTGGCGAAAGAGTTAGAGTTGAAGGCGAGAGCGGAGGCAGAAGCGAAGGCAGTCGCTGAAGCGAAGGCGAGAGCGGAAGCAGAGGCAGCCGCAGCCGCTGAAGCAGAGGCAAAGGCGAAGGCGGATGCGGAGGCGAAGGTC